AATTTAGATGTTCGTGCAGTAAAGCCAGGTGGACAATATATGGATATTGGAACACTAAAGGGACTAAAGAGACTATATAAGGAGATGGAATAATGGCGGGTTATCCAGAAAGAGAAAAGGGTTTTCAAATGTGGGTTACAGACCTGCAGTTGTTAGCTACAGATGCACCATCAGGAAATAAAATTATGAATGAATGTCTTGATATTGCTGAGATGTTAATTAAAAAAAATGTATCATACGGAGATTCTGCTTTAAATCCAATGAGATTATTTGCACAGTCAGATTCAGTAGAGCAATTAAAGGTTCGCATTGATGATAAATTAAATAGGATTAAGAACTCACAGGGGTATGCTGGAGATAATGATGTTGATGATTTAATTGGATACCTGGTGTTATTAAGAATAGCCATGTCTCAGGTTGCCATTTCAGTCGACTAGAAGTATAATAGTATCATGAGTGATATAGAGCCAGCAGTACATTTTGACCGAATGAATAAAGTCGTTGAGGAGCTACTCAAGGGCAATTCAGCCACGCAGATAGCAACAGCCACAGGATTTTCTAGAAAAGAAGTCCTAGAGTTTATTGATGAGTGGAAGACAGTTGTACACAATGATTCTAATATAAGAGATAGAGCAAGAGAAGCAATCTCTGGTGCTGACCAACACTATGCAATGCTTATTAAAGAGGCCTGGAAGACCGTTGAAGACGCAGATCAAAGCGGGCAGCTTAGTGTTAAGGCGGGAGCCCTAAAACTAATTGCAGACATAGAGACTAAAAGAATAGCAATGCTTCAATCTGTTGGAGTTCTAGAGAATACACAGATAGCATCACAAATCGCAGAGACAGAACGTAAGCAAGAAATATTAGTAGGTATATTAAAAGAAGTAACTGCATCTTGTCCTAAGTGTAAAATGGATGTTGCAAAGAGACTATCTCAGATTACTGGTGTAGTTGAGGCAATAGTAATTCAGGACGCAGATGTCGTTTGATTTTTCAGATTTAATTGACATACTTGACGGAGAAGAATTTGAAGAGCGTCCAGTAGACCTACAAACATTTGTTACTGATCCAAACTATTTAGGGCTGCCACAATTATCTGAACTACAGTATACACTTATTGAAAAATCATCTCAGATATATAAAGAATCAACTCTAATAAAGCTTTTTGGCGAAGAAGATGGAAAGCTAAGATTTAAGCAGACATGCAATGAAGTAATTGCACAGCTAGGTAAAGGTTCTGGTAAAGACTACACTGCTACGATTTCAGTTGCCTATCAAGTTTATTTATTGCTATGTCTAAAAGATCCAGCAACATACTATGGTAAGCCACCAGGTGACACAATTGATATCCTAAATATTGCTATTAACGCACAGCAGGCAAACAATGTTTTCTTTAAAGGATTTAAGACAAGAATTGAATTGTCGCCATGGTTTGCTGGAAAGTATGAGCCTAAAGCATCTGAAATTAAATTTGATAAGAATGTAAATGTATACTCAGGCCACTCTCAAAGAGAAGCATGGGAAGGATACAACGTTATAACTGTTATCCTTGATGAGATCTCTGGTTTTGCCATGGAAAATACAACAGGACATGACCAGGCTAAGACAGCTGATGCTATCTATGACATGTACCGTGCATCTGTGATGTCCCGTTTCCCAGACTACGGAAAAGTAATTTTACTTTCATTCCCTCGTTTTAAAAATGATCCAATACAAAAATTCTATGAGTCTGTTATTGGAGAAAAAGAAACTATTATTAGAACAAAGACTCTTAAGATGGACGATGATCTTCCAGATGGAACTGATGGCAATGAGATAACTATCGATTGGGAAGAAGACCATATCATATCTTATCTGTATCCTAAAACATATGCTTTAAAGAGGCCAACATGGGAAGTCAACCCAACTAAAAAGATTGAAGATTTTAAGGTAGACTTCTACAAGAATTCATTAGACGCTCTTGGTAGATTTGCTTGCATGCCACCAGAGATGGTAGATGCTTTCTTTAAGTCACGTGAAAAGGTAGAGAAGGCATTTAATAATACTGCTCTTGCTGTAGATAGCTTTGGTAGATTAGAAGAATGGTTTAAACCAAAAGAAGATACAAGATACTTTATACACGTTGACCTTGCACAAAAGCACGACCACTGTGCAGTCTCGCTAGCACATGTTGAAAGATGGGTTAATGTTAGAGTTACAAACGAGTACTCTCAGCCAGCACCAATTGTTAGTGTAGATGCAGTTAGATACTGGACACCTACGCCTGATAAGTCTGTTGATTTTACTGAGGTTAAAGACTATATACTTGCACTTAAAACACGTGGGTTTAATATAGGAGTGTGTACATTTGACCGATGGAACTCCCATGATATGATGCAGCAGCTAAAGCAATATGGAATTAATACTGAAATTTTGTCGGTGGCTAAAAAGCATTATGACGATATGGCTATGGTTGTATTAGAAGAAAGACTTAATGGGCCATACATACCACTTCTAATTGATGAATTGTTGCAGTTAAAAATTATGCGTGATAAGGTTGATCACCCACGAAAAGGTTCTAAAGACTTGGCGGATGCAGTCTGTGGATCTATATTTAATTCAATTAGTAGGACAAGGCCAGATATGAATAATGAAATAAACATCCATACATATGAGTCAATGTCAATACATGATGATTTTAGTAGAGACAACCCAGATGTAACATCAACTAATATGATTAGGGCACCAAGAATGCCACAAGATTTAAGAGAAGCAATGGACAGGATGCAAATAATATGAGTGAATATCAAGATAAAGCTAAAGAGTGTAAGTGCTGTGGCAAGCATGTTCCACTTCCAACTGTATTGAGAGAGTTTAATGGCATAGTTGTATGCCCAACTACATTTGCCAATATAATGGAATACACTAGAGTTTGGAACTCTATTGGATCAAGGCCACCTGGAAAAATAAGAAAACATTTTTCAGAATATGTACAGCAGATAGTTGAAAAAACCATTGACAATAACGATAAGGTTATACTATAATTGCAACTAGGCAACAGTAGCTTAGTTGGTTAAAGCCCCGAACTCATAATTCGGTAATCGTAGGTTCGAGTCCTACCTGTTGCACATGGGAGAATATGTGAAAGATATAGAGTACTACATAGAAATCGGTGCTGTTTCAGTTGAAGGCATTGATGAAGACGGAGAGTTTATTTTTCTCATAACAGAAAAGGCCAAAGATATTGCGCCTGAGTTATGGAAAGCACACACAGAATATATTGATGATGCAATGCTAAAGTTATTTGAAAGTGGATTTTTAAATGTTTCATATGATGAAAATCTAGAAGCAACTTTTTCGCTAAGTCCAGAAGGAGAAGAGATGGCAAAGACCTTGGGACTAGTAGAAATGAATCAAGAAGAAGATCAATAAAATACCTCTGTAGCTCAGCGGAAGAGCAACAGACTTCTAATCTGTTGGTCGCTGGTTCGATTCCAGCCAGGGGTGCGATACGTTTGTATCACTTATATATAAGGAGAAACATGAAAACAATAGGAGATAAACTTGGTAACTTTGCCGTTATCGGAGTTAAACCTGGAGCGTTATCTTATGACGACTCATCTTTTGAAGTAATAAACCAAGATTCTTTTCCAGGCAAATGGAAAATTATTGCATTTTATCCAAAAGATTTTACATTTGTATGCCCAACAGAAATTGTTGCGTACGATGCTCTTGTAAATGATTTTAATGACCGTGACGCAGTTCTTATGACTGGATCAGTCGATAACGAGTTCTGCAAAATTGCATGGCGCAATGCTCATGAAGATTTAAAGAAAACTAATTCTTGGTCTTTTGCAGATACAGCACATCAATTAGCTGGTGACCTTGGAATTCAACACTCTTCTGGAGTAGCCTACCGTGCAACATTTATTGTTGATCCAGATAATATTATCCAGCATGTAACAGTAAACAATTTAGATGTAGGAAGAAATCCAGATGAAACTCTTCGTGTTCTAGATGCTCTTCAAACTGGTGAGCTATGTGCATGTAATAGATCACTTGGCGGAGAGACCCTATAATGTCTTGGGTTGGTCAGATCAATGAAAATCTTCCAGAATATGCTAAGGACATTAGGTTAAATCTAGATTCAGTAATTAATAGATCAACTATTGATTCAGAGCAGGCAACCTATCTTGCATTGGCCGCAGCTTTTGCTACTGGGAACGGAAAGCTCGTTGCCTTTATTACAGCAAGTGCAACAGATGAAGTAGAAAGAAATGCAGCCCTTACAGCTGGTGCTATCATGGCACAAAATAATGTTTGGTATCCATACATTGAGATGGCAGATGATGCTAACTTAAAAGGTTTACCAGCGCAGCTTAGAATGAATGCAATAGCATCTCATGGCGGTACTACAAAAGCAAGATTTGAGGCTTACTCGTTAGCTTCATCTATTGTAGGAAAATGCCATTTCTGTGTTAAAGCACACTATGAAACATTGAAAGAGGAAGGCTACTCAGTCGAGCAGTTGCGTGATATCGGAAGAATTGCAGCAACTCAATAAAGGCATTTTTGCAGGGGCATTCTTTTTTACGAATATTATGTTGCAGAATGACTCGGGATATTTTCACGATTCTTCGGAAACAAACCCGCTTCTTCATCTTTGGAGTCTTGCAATC